TCTGGTTCGCCGCCTCGTCCTTGCCCATCGCGATCTTGATGGCCTGCGTGCGCGTGGCGATGCTGTCAGCATTGATGCCGAGCGCACGAGCGAAGTCCGCCGAGGTCGTCTTGATGGCGTCGTACGCCGATGTCAGCCCGGCTGAGACCTCCGCGTTGACCGGGTTCTTGTCGAAGCCGTCCTTGTCGCTACGGAACCAGCCACCTTTCTTCACCCAGGCCGCGTCCATAGTGCCAGCGAAGCCGCCGGCACCGATGGAGCCGTTGAGCGTTTGGTCGCCGGTGTATTCCTTCGGACCGCGGCCAAACGCCTTCTTGCCGATCGTGTAGACCGCCAGCGCGCCGGCTACCCACGGCGCGGCAGCTGCCAGGCCCGAGAGGCCGGACGCGATTCCGCTGGCCACGTTCGGACCCACAACGCTGGCGATGCCATTGCCGATGTTCATGCCCAGCGCCGACGTCAGGCCAGAACCCATGCCGGCGCCGTTCAGGCCGCCTGCCAGGCTACCCAGGAAGCCGGTACCGACGCCGCCGGCCACGGTCGCGCCGCCAGTCAGAGAGCCATACAGGCTCGAAGCACCGTCTGCCAGGCTGGCCAGGCTGCCGATCGAGCCGACACCTCCACCACCGCCAGTTGCAGCGCTCGCATTACCAGCCAGGCCCAACGAACCAGTGAGACCAGCCGACAGCGGGCTCAGTGCCGCCGAAATAACCGGGCGCAGCACCAGCGTGCTGAACATGTTTTTCAGCGTGTCGATCAGGTTTTTCCCGAACGACTTGCCAGACTCGAAACCGCGCAGCAATGCATCCGTCAGCGAGCGGTTGATATCTTCGCCCGCGCGCTTCCAGTCCTCGGCGGCCTGCTCAGCCGCCTTTTTGCTCGTCTCCATCTGGTCGACCTGGCTGATGGCCACGACGCTGCGCCGCTTTGCATCGATGACCGCTTCCAGCTCCGCAATTTCGCGGGTGTGGCCTTTCGAGGCATCGGCCTTGGCCAGTTTTTCCTCGAGGCGCGCGAGCGTCATCTGCTCGATGGCGACCTTCGACATGCCGAACGTGCGCGCCAGTTCTTCGTTGCGATCGGCTTCGTCATCAGCTGCCTTGATCGCGGCGGCCGAAAGCTGCGCTTGCTGCTCGGCCTGCTGCAAGTAGAACGCACCTTCTTCGATGGCGGTTTCCTGGGCGGCCACCTTGGCGATCAGCGCGCGCGTTTCCGCCACGTGCGCCGGGGTGAGCTTGTTCTTGCCCGATGCGATCGCTTCGTCCAGCTTGATCGTCATCTTCTGCGAATCGGACAGCTTGGCATACCCGTTCAGCTCGAGCTCGTTCGCTGCCGCCTTTTCACCGATCGACGTGACCAGGTTTTGGTACGCGGTGGCTTCGGCCTTGATGCCTTGAGCAACACCCTTGTCAGCATACTTCTCACGGATCCGGCGTTCCATCTCACCGTATTCGGCAGTCTTGCCCTTGAGGTCTTCGATGGCCTTCAGCTCGGCCGCCATCTGCTCTTGCTTGGTCGCGTGTTCTTTCTTGAACGCTTTCACCCGCTCGTCGACCGACTGGGCGGCCACGGCCGCGCCGGTCGATTCGGCCTTCGCCATCTTCTGGGTCAGGTCGGTGATATCGCGCAGCACAGCAATGCGCGCGAACTCGATATCGGTGTTGCTCTTGCCAGAAAATGCGCCGGCACGCATATTGATCTGATTCAGGCGCTCCGATGCAGCGGCGAGCTGGTTCACAAATGGCAGCTGCTTCTCAGCATCGCTCTTGGTCACCCCCAGATTTCGCAGCTTGAGCAGCTTCTCGTTCTTGTCGATTTGCTCGTCGAGGCCTTTGATGATGCGCACTTGCGCTTCGTCGAACGACTCGGCGGCCTTCTCGGTCGCTTCTTTCGACTTGTTACCCCATACCATCCAAGCCGTTGCGGCAAAGCCCAGCAGCGTAATGATGGCGCCGATAGGACCGCCCATGAACACCATGGCGCCTCGCAGTACGCCCATGGCACGCGCTGCCACACCTGTTGCCGCTGCCTGCGCTGAGACTGCAGCAGTGTTCGCAACGACGGCGCCAGTGGCTACGTTCGCGGTCACTGCCTGATGGCCCAGGGCGATGCTGTGTGCCTCAGTCAGGGCCGCAACTCGACCAAGGGCAGGGATCAGCCCGTTCTGGGCAATGGCAAGTGCAGTCGCGCCGCGCGCGGACAGTACTGCCGATCGCAGCTCTGCGACGCGTGCATTGGCCAGAGCCACTTCGGACGCGATTACGCGCACGTTGGCTTGTGCTTCCGAAAACTTCGCGGCGGCGATGACAGATGCTGCCTCAGTGGACGCGACTGCGCCAGCCAGCGTCGACGTGCGCAGCGCGTTGTTGTCGGCGATCTGCTTGTAGGTCGCCACGCCCCAGCTCTGGAACATGGTCACCAGTTTGGAGACGCCCAACGTTGTGATCACTCCCGCGAGCAGCCCGAGGTTACTCGACAGCAGTCCGATGGCCGATACCAGGCCAGACACGGCACCGCTGGCGTTGGCCTGGATGCCCACAAACTCCATGACGTTATTGCGCAGCACTGTGAAGGCGCCCGAAATCGTTTGGATCTCTTTCGCCTCGACGCGCAATTTCTCGAGCGCAGCCGGCAGCACGTCGGCCATGATTTTCGACGTGATCTTGCCTTCCTCCGCCATTTTTTTCAGCGCGCCCACAGGCAAGCCCATACCATCGGCCAGCGCTTTCATCAGGCGTGGCGCGGACTCGTTCACCGCATTGAATTCTTCGCCGCGAAGCGTCCCGGAAGCGAATGCCTGCGAAAGCTGCAGCTGGGCCGACGCCGATTCGGATGCGGCCGCACCTGAAACCACCAGCGCAAGGTTCACCGTCTCGACGATCTGCGAAACCTTTTTCTGCTCGACGCCCAGCTCGCGCGTGCCGTTCGCGATCCGTGCGTACAGAATGCCGGTCTCCATCAGCCCTTGCGTCGACTGCGTTGCGATCCGCTTCACGTCGGTATAGGCCGCTGCGTATTCGCGCTGCGATGTGGTCGCCAGCTTGAGCTGCGACGTGAACTTGGCGTACTCGTCGACCATGCGGCCGAGTTGCTGCACGCCGAGCGCGCCGGCGATCGAAGCGATCGCGCCCTTCGCAGCATTGGCAGCCCGTTCCATGCCGGCGGTGGCATTGCCGACCACCTGGCGTGCGGAGTCCATGTCGCGCTGCAGCCGTGCGATATCCGCGCGCAGGCGAATCTCCATGTCTCCGATAATCATTTACTGCTCCAAAAATAGAAAAAGGGCCACCGTGTGGTGGCCCTTCGTAGGGGTTAGATAAGCTCTGCTATGCGCTACTTGAACGCCCAGAACAAAGCCAATCCGATCAAAATCGTTACATTGACACCAGCGAAAAATATTTTGGCGGTACCTGGTGACTTAGGCTGCTGAAGAGCTTCAACATAGCGCTGCTCAGCCACGGCCACCTTTGCTCTTGCCTCGTCGAGCTCGTCGTAATTCAAGGTTTCTTCAATCAGGAGTCCTTCGAATTTAGCCTTGTCATCATCGCTTAGTCCGTCCAAAATTTTCGCAATATACGGCGCGTATCCTAGATGAACCTCATCAATGTCCATTCCCATTCGTGCAGCTTGAGCTACCAGTTCACGTTCAGCACGGACAATTGCACGGACAGTGTCACGATCTACTGTTTTTACCACTATATTCGCACGCGGAAGGAGACCTAGTTTTTCCAATGAAGCGTACATTTCATCTCCAGTTCTTGATGTCATAGCGCAATACTACAACAGGTCTGCTATGAATCAAGACTGAGATTTACTGGTATGCGCTTCCATCGCGATGCCGTCGAACATGTGAATGATTTCCAGCTCCCAGCGGTTGAACTGGACGCCCCACAGCTGCTGGTAGGCCAGGATCTCTTGCGATGTCAGTTCGCCAGGGCCCGACACGCCAGCGGGACGCCCCATATTGCAGAAGGCATCCCACAGCGGACGGCCGGTCTTAGGCCATTCCATCGTGAGCAGCGGGTCGACCTTCTTCGTGTTTTTGGCGGCGCGCTGCAAGGTGGCGCGAAGCGTCGAGCCATCACCCTGCCGGGCCGAGAGTTCGAACTCAGCCCGGGCGCATTCCGCTAGGCTTTCGCGGAGTCGACGATAAAAAGCTCGGTCTTGTGGATGCCGGCGCGGACCTGGGCACGCAGCCACTGCTTCTTCGGATCGGTCAGCACGGCGCGGACGTTTGCCGGCGTGCACTCGAGCAGCTGGCCGCCGAGCGAGACGTTCCAACCCAGGCACGAGGCAACCAGGTAGTCGGTCTCGTCTTCGATGTCGTCGAGCGGGTCGGTCGACTCGAGCTTGCCGTTGGCGGCGAACTCGGCGCGCAGGCGACGCGTGCGTGCCAGGTCGATGCGCTTGCGCGATTCGTGCTCCGGGCTGGCCAGCTCGATGTAGGTGCTGGTCGGCTCCTTGGTGCGCGGGTTGACCAGGACCAGGCGGCCAGTGGTGACGTCGTCGAAAGCGTCGATGTCCAGCTGGGCCACCAGTTTGTTGAGCAGGTTCGATGGCTGGGCTTGGGTATTTGCGTTCATGGTTTTTCTCTTTCGCGGAGGTGATATATGCCCGTGCCTGCTGCCGCGCCCGCGAAAGGCGACGGCAGCCGGTCGGTGCCTGGGTTGCCGCACGTGGCGGCGAAAGGGTTTAAGCGGCGCTGTCCTGGATGGACAGCGTGGTCATTTCGGTGGCCTTGCCGGCGCCGCCGTTGACGTCGAGCAGCGCCTGGAACGGGATCGTCTGGATCAGGATCTTCTCGCCGTCGTCCTTCGCGGCACCGTTCAGCTTCAGACGGCTCAGGCTGAAAGCCATGAAATCCGACGCCGCCGAATTGTCCGAGGTGAATGCCAGGTAGGCGCTAGTCTCGGTCTCGTTGTAGAACGCATCACGCAGACCGGTCGAATCGAACTTCGCCGTGACTTGGCCGGTGACGATCACGCGGCCAGTGGAGGCCTGGTCGGCGGTGTTCGAGCCGATACCTGGTTCGCTCGACTGCGCGGCTGTGATCTCGATCGTCGCACTGGTGATCGTGCCGCCGGCGGCATTGCCGACCTTCACCACGCCGTTGACAGCTGCCATGGTGCCCGTGACGGTCACTGGCGTCGGGTTGACGAAGTACTGCGCCACGCCCGGCACGACGTCCTTGCCGACGAACTCGACGGCGACGGTGGCCATGCCCGTGGCGGGCAGGGTAAAGGTCATTTTCGAGACCTTCAAGCCGGTGAAGACCTCGCTCGACGGCACATCCGGGTGCCAGTGCTCGATGGCGAACGATTTGTCGGTGTGGCCGCTTTGCGGCGTGAATGCCTTCTTGCCGATCACAGCCAGAGTTGCGGCGGTGATCGGGCCCTGCGCCACCAGTGCGGAAGCGTTCAGGACGATGCCGGTCAGCACCGTGGCAGTCATTGCAGTCACCTGGATATTCTTGTCCAGGTTCGCGGCGTTGAAGGCGCCAGCGGTCAGCCGCACGATGTCGCCCACCTTGACACCATCCGTCAGCCAGGAGCCGGCCGCGCGGGTAATGGTCCAGGCGCCGGCCGAGCCAGCGATGGTGAACGATGCGCCAGTCACACTTACGCCAGCCACGAAGTCTTTCTTCAGGACAGCCGCCAGGAAGTCGACATAGGTCTTGGCCGACAGTTCGCCGTTGATGGTGCCGGCGACCTTGCGCAGGCCGTGCCGGAAGTCGGCCATCTGGAAGTCGGGGCGCATTTCGCCCGACTGGTAGGTGTCCTTCGTCATGTCCAGCGACGAGGTGACGCGGCGCATGGCCTGCGCCGCGCCGG